TCAGTCAGTCATTACTGATTACTACGAACAGGAGTTTAGTCATGCAGAGTTTAAAGTTAAAAGTACAGATATATTTGCTGATGATTTGGTCAAGTATTTTGGTGAGGAAATTCATAGTGGTAAATCACTTGGCTGGATTAAGACGGAAGATAAGTTTCGTGTTCGTCAAGCGGAGGTAAATATTCTCACCGGTGTGTCAGGTCATGGAAAAAGTATGTGGTTATCACAAGTCATATTATCTATGATGAAACAAAATACTAAATGTTTAGTTGCATCTTTAGAGATGAGACCTGTATTAACATTGGCTCGTATGATTACACAGACTTTAGGTTCACCAGAACCAACAGATGATTTTATTCGTAAGTGGACAGAAAGAGCTAAGGAAAAGTTATATATCTATGACCAAACAGGTGTCACTACTTCACAAGATATGATAGCAACGCTATACTATGGAAAACATATTCTTGGTGTAGATGTGTTTGTGATTGATAGTCTTATGAAGATGAGTGATATTTCTGAAGAGTCTTTAGAAGCTCAAAAGTTATTTGTGGATAAATTAGCAGTTGTATCACGAGATTTAAACATTGCAATATTTCTTGTAGCACACACTCGTAAGATGAAGTCAGAGGATGAAATACCAGATGCAACAAACATTATGGGTAGTTCGCATATTCGTAACTTGTGCGATAATATTATTTGTGTATGGCGTAATAGGTCTAAAGAAAAATTGATAGAAGAAGGAAAGACACCTGAAGAAGAACTAAAGATTATTCCTGATTGCAAGGTCTTTGTTCAGAAGCAGCGTAATGCACAATGGGAAGGTAACTTTAATTTTTGGTTTGATACAAAAGGATTACGATACAAGGAGAGTCCGTAATTATGATATTTAATAATCAATGGCATAAAATAGAAAATAAATTACCTTATAGGAATGGCACATTTTTAACTTATGGATATGAAACTGCAAATAGTAATTTTTGCCAAGCATATTTTTCAATAGATAAAAATAAAAAACCTAGATGGCAAGAGTTAGACGAATGTGGTGATTTTTTTGATTATCCACCTACGCATTGGATAGAATTACCATATCCACCAAAGGATTAATATGACCATAAATGACTTTATAAAAGAATGTAAAAAAGTATTCGGTAACGACATTCAATACAAAGCAACTTCTAAAGACGGACAAGTATTTAAAACGAAAGGATGGAGAGATGATAAAGTGGGCATTAACCAAAGACAATTTACCAATGTTAGTAGAGAAGTTAAAAACACTTGACTTTACTAAGCGTTGGAGAGTAACAGTAACAGACGCTAAACTAAATCGTAGTTTAGAACAAAACGAAAGACTATGGGAACTATACACAAGCATAGGGCAACATTTAGGTATTGAGAAAGATAAGATACACGAACTCATGGGATATAAATTTTTACGATACCAAACTGAAATTGCTGGTATGCCTGTAGAACTTATAAAGTCAACAACTAAACTAACCACAAGTGAGATGACAGAATACCAACAACAGATAGAGGTATGGGGTCAGACTATGGGTTGGGGTTGGGATTATTAGTGAATGAAGATTTAGGTAATGTAAGGTTAGCTACATTAGAAGATTTGCCTTATGTTATTAGTTTAAGTAAAAAAGAAAGTAGTTCATTAGGGTTCATTCCTAAAATTGCTTATGAAGCAGCAATAACAGGAATTAAAACAGGTGATAGATGGAGTAATGTTTGTAACGATAAATTATTTGTCATTGAATGTAACAAAGATTTAGTTGGTTTTTGTTTGTGTAGTTTTGGTTTACCTAATGCTAATATGAGAATAGGTCGTATTGCACAAATATGTATTCAAACTGATGCTAGAAAGTTATTAAGAGGTAAACTATTGCTTGACCATGTTATTAATTATGGGGAAACAAAATTTACTTTTAGATGGCAATGTGGTTGTGCAGATGATTTAGAAAGTAATGTTTTTTGGAAAGCAATGGGTTGGGTTCATATTGCAGATAGACAAGGTATATCACATAAAAATACTTGGAAACAAACAAGCAAAAGGAAAGTTAATGTTTATAGATTTGATAAAATGGATTTTTTACTAGTATGAATTATCGTAATCCTAAACTACTTAAACTAGCAGACGGCGCACCATGTATGATGTGTTCTATACAAGACGGAACTGTAGTAGCTGCACACTCTAATCAATTACGTGATGGTAAGGGTACATCTATAAAGGCACATGATTATCGTATAGCATTTCTATGTCATCAATGCCATCACATGATAGATAATGACAAAAGTTTAGATAAACATGATAGAATAGCTGCATGGGAAGAAGCTCACCGTAAAACTATAGGTTGGCTATTTACTAATAATTATTTGGAGGTAAAGTAATGGGTAAAGGAAGCGCATCTAGACCATTTACAGATAGGGAAGTATTTGAGTCTAACTTTGATAAGATATTTAGGTCTAAAAAGCCAAGTGATGATGTATCACCACATACACTTGAATATGAATACGAACTAAATAAATCTACAGGTGAGGTGCAAAAGTCGTATTCTCGTATAGATTTAATTTCTCAGAATGGTAACGATGGCTTACATTATCCTGAGTCTTTAGAGCAAGGAACATCTAAACCTAACGGAGAACAATTTGATAAGTGAATTTTTAATAACATTAGCAGGAGTATTTGTAACTATAGTAGTCATGGGAATGGCTTGTATATTTATTTTATGGCTTGCTGAAAAGGTATTAAAATAATGGCATCAATTAGCCCTACGCAATTAAGCCTTAAAAAATTACGAGAAGAAGGATATACAGTTGCAGTAGTAGAACATTGGAACGCATTTGCTAGAATAAGACAAGACCTATTTGGCTTTATAGATTTACTAGCTTTAAAAGGTAAAGAAGTATTAGCAGTACAAACAACAACAACCACAAATATGAACGCTAGAATTAAAAAGATAGCAGACCATGAAAATGTAGGAGTAGTTCGTGAAGCAGGTTGGACTATTCATGTACATGGATGGAGTCAAGATGATAAAAGGAAATGGCATTGCAAAGTGAAAGATGTATCGTGAAAGAAAAGATATTAGCTTATCTTACAGAACCACGAACAATAAACGACATAGCAGAACATATACAATCTAACTATCCTATTACAAAGAACATACTTGTAGAGATGAGAGATGCAAATGTTATCCATGCTTATAAAGATAACCAAAATAGGCTAATGCACTATTACGTTCCACAGCCACATCCATTACAAACTATATTTAGACATACAGTAAACTTTACACCAGACCAAATAAAAGGCGTAACAATTTATAACGCAGATGACGCTAAACATAATCTACAACACAAGACTACACAAGAAACTTATGGAGAAAGCGTAGCATATACGCTAACAAGATATGATTAGTATGGAACGTTTATTATCTATTATGCAAGACTGGTCTTTATGGATGAAGTCGGATAATCATAAGTTAGGTTATCCATCTAAAAGCATAGGACTCTCTTCAGGGGGAGAGTCAACTAGCGAAGTGTTTGAGGAAATGTGTTCAGCTCAAGATATGGCTAACATACGCACCATAGACGCTATTATCCATAGCTTACCTAAAGAACAACAAGACGCTATATATGCTAGATACCTAGACGCTAAGAAGCCATTAGCCTATCCATACAAGCTAGAACTAGCCTTTGACAATCTAATTACTATGGCTGCAAGAAGGATAAACGCATAATCTTGTTGAACAAAACTATGTAAGTGTGGTATAATAACGCCTATGTGGACAACTCCTGTCCGTTAATAATGTAATCACACAAAAGCCTGACTGCACTCTCTCCGTGGTTGGGCTTTTTCTTTTTATGAAACTATCTATTTGCGAACAATGCGGTGAACCTTTTGACTTCACAGAATATAGCCTGTGTAATGATTGTAGGTATGACCACAGATTTATTAAATTAAGGAAAGATGATGAAAAAAGGAAGCCCAGCGAAAGTCAAGAAAGTGATGAAGGAATTTAAAACAGGTAAATTGCATAGTGGTTCTAAAAAAGGTCCAGTAGTTAAATCACCTAAACAAGCAATTGCTATCGCACTTAGCGAAGCAGGTATGTCTAAAAAGAAAAGGAAATAATTATGCCAATGGTCGGAATGAAAAAATTTGCTTACACAGAAAAAGGTAAGAAAGAAGCTAAAGAATACGCAAAGAAAACAGGTAAAGCTATGGCTGCTAAACCTATGAAGAAAGTTTCTAAACGTGGCAAGTAAACCAGGTTTATGGGCTAATATTCATGCTAAACGTAAAAGAATAGCAGAAGGTTCAGGAGAGAAGATGCGTAAGCCAGGTACAAAAGGCGCACCTACAGCTAAAGCTCTAAAACAATCAGCAAAGTCAGTTAAAAAGAAATGATTAAGAAGGGCAAAGAAACATTCTCAGATTATAATAAACCTAAGAGAACTCCAAGTCATCATACTAAGTCACACGCAGTATTGGCTAAAGAAGGTGACAAAGAGAAACTTATACGCTTTGGTCAAAAAGGCGTAACAGGTGATAAAACAAATACAGATAGAGCAAAGTCATTTAAAGCAAGACACGCTAAAAATATTGCAAAAGGAAAAATGTCCGCAGCATACTGGGCTAACAAGGTTAAGTGGTAAAACTAGATATATATGTAGGATATGATGGCAAGGTAGAACCAATTGCTTATCACAACTTTTGCCAGTCAGTTATAGAGAAGTCATCTATACCGGTAAGTTTTACACCATTAGCATTAAATACTTTAAAAGACTACGAAGAAACACATAAAGATGGTAGCAACGCATTTATCTACTCACGTTTTCTAGTTCCATATCTAAATAACTTTAAAGGTATCGCACTATTCGTAGATGGCGATATGATATGCAGAACAGATATAGCAGAGATACTAGATAACTTTGATAATGACGAAGCAGTCAAAGTAGTCAAGCATAACTATACAACAAAGCATCCAGTTAAATATTTAGGTGCAAAGAACGAAGACTATCCTAAAAAGAACTGGTCAAGCGTTATGTTGTGGAATTGCTCACATTGGCTAAATAAACAATTAACACCTAAGTTTGTACAAGAACAAACAGGTAAATACCTACATAGGTTTGAATGGCTCAAGTATCCAGAAGAACAAGTAGGTAAGCTAGACGAAACATGGAATCATCTTGTGGGTGAGTATGACTATAACCCAGATGCTAAACTAGCGCATTTTACCTTGGGAACGCCATGCTTTAATGGATACCAAGACTGTGACTACTCAGACGAGTGGTTTGAAACCTATAAACGAATGATATATCCTCTAAAAGGAAAAGATAAAGAATCGGAGCTTTAACATGGCAACATTACAGGACATACTATCAGGGAACTTCCCTGCTGCACAGAGATATGCAGAAGGCTATGCCCAAATGCCATCTTACTTGCAAGACCCATATTTAGGTTTATCTACTAGCAATATAGGTGAAGTAACAGCAGGACTATTAGCTAAAGGTGCTAAAAAGGCTAAAGATGTGACAAGTGGTTTATTGTCTCAATATGTTCCAGGAGTTAAAGCAGGTGAAGAACTTATTGTTCAACATAATCTTACACCACAAAAATTAATTGCTGCACAAGAATTAGGTGGTATGCCTGTGCCATCATTAGCTATTAGCAAAGCATCAAACCCACTTGTAAATTTTGGTGATATATCATTAATTGGTTCTAAAGAAATGGCTATGCCATCTAGCTCAAATCCAATATTCAGGTCAGATGCCTATACAAAAAAGAAACCAAATATTCTTTATGATATCAGTTCAAAAGGTCAAGAAAACTTAAAAAAAGAATTTGGTGGTTTACTAGATGAAGTGCCTAGAGGTGATTATAAGTTCTCTCAATTAGTAGATGATTTTTCAGAACGAAAATATAATCCATTAGTAGAAGCTAAGTTTTTAAAAGAAAAAGGCATACTTCCAGATAAAAATGCCTATGATAATG